CTGTCGAAAGTACGCCTAAAAAAAGAGCTTCCTTTTCGTCTGTTGCACTTGCCACATATAGCAGCAAGGTTGTCATCATCAAAGACATCCCCACCTTTGACCCGGGGTACTATGTGATCCACCTGATCAGCTTGACCGCCACATATGTAACACTCATAGCCATGTGCCTGCAATGTAGCCAAGCGTTTGTTCTTCCACTTCTGTGTGCCTAGCACTCTATGCTTAGTACTCATCAATGCCAACCATATTTATCAAAATGCTCAGCTGCTCTACACGCATTAGGTTCTTTGTTAACATATCCATATCTGCTACCAATATAGCGCATATGCCAGATGATCTGTTCCCTTGGTGTAAGTGTCTTTACCTTTTGATTACGCATCTGACCTAAGCCATAATGACTACCATTAACAGCTCTATAATCCCATCTACTTTCTTTAATAACCAAGTAGTTGTAACAATCAAACTGATCATATGTTTTAAATTGATGATAAGCATAAAGCTTAAGGTTCATAACTGAATTATCCACAGCAACGGAATTAGTCTTTTCAAAGCATAAGATCTCAATGAATACAAGGGTGGCAACTAGCGTGCACCTCGCGAGCGACCCCTTCAGGGGCTCGCGTTTCGGCTTTGATAGCCGATGCGATCTAGAGCGTAGCATATAGTGTCAAATCACCGAACAAAACCGCAGGTCAGACGGCATGTCGTAATTCTAAGATCATCGGTGTCTAACCATGTTTGATCATAGCCAGCCTCACTCATTTCAGATCAATCAACATACATGTATAACAAGGTTTGCCATCAAACTGCCATGATCCACAGCTATTACATCTAGATACTTGCAAATCCTTATCAATCTTCTCAGCTATATTCTTAGCACCAACACAACCACAATCCTGGCATTGATAAACTCGAAAACCTTCCGGTGCATCATATTGATCAAGCCATATAAATTCAGTTTTACGATCGCAGCCATTACATTTGAACTTATCCATTTTTACCTGCCCATCCATCGCCCTTGAATATCGCTGGCGTTGCACTTAATTGCTTGACCATTGGTGTATCACACTTTGAACACGACACCGGATCAACTTGATGAAAGCCGTGGTGGATGGTATAAATACCACCACAGCCTTCACATTTATAGTCGTAAAACGGCATTTATGGAATCCTGTTAATGCAACCACAGTTGTAACATTTCAGCAGATCGCCCTCATGAAGTAATCTGTCATCGTTACACGCATCGCATTTCTCAGCTAGTCCAGTTGGTACGACTGAAACGCCATCATCGTCAAAGGTGGCCTTCAGTCCACTACCGTCAATCAATTCTAAATAACCCATTTATTCACCTCCTTTACCTGGCTCATTATCATCTGGCCAATACCAAGTTCCAGCAGCTGTAAGTTTTGCCCATTTAGCATCACATTGATCAACCTTTGGTGCAGTACAAACATAACCTGCATACGGCTTACCAGTTGCTTTGGCTATGCCTTCCTTCTTTACCATATCACCATGCCTGCAAGTAAAATTAACATCGACCACTTCACCAATTTGAGCAACAGTTTCACCAACAGACCAGACAGTTGGAGCAACATTTTCAGCATTACTAATAGATTTCTGCTCCACAATATGTAACGCCATTTCCATTGCAGCTGACTTAGATCCGGGTGCAGAGTATTTTGGTTTGTATTCTGATACACGATTTACTTTTGCCATTTCTTCACGGCTTGGAGCGTTTTTTTCAGTCCCGATATTTGCGCACTTAAAAGCAACACCCCGACTTGAAGTTTCCGCATTCTCAAGTGCAAAATCACGATTGACACCGCGATCCGCAATGACTTCTTGTGCATGTCCCATTGCGAAGGGTTGTGCATCGTTGGCGTTTTTGTATAATTTACAAACAACAATGAATCTAGTGTCTGATGCCTCGACAAGTTCTGTTCGTACTGCTCCATCTGGCCACCTTTCCCAAAATATATTTGATCGTTCTTGAACTGTTGTGTAATCATCTAAATTAAATGCCACTATCTATCTCCCATCCAAAGTCTGCATCTGATTGTGCATCGAAGACAGTCTTACTGATTGCACAATAGGCAAGCAAGTCTTTGAGTGAATCTTCATGGGATGGAGTTTCACTAAGCCGAGCAATCTTGACCAACGCCATACATAAAGCTGCTTGGTGTGGCTGGATAGGGTAATCGAGATAGGCTGACCAGAGATCAGCAATTCTTTTGTGATTGATCGCTGGATGTCCATAGACCGCACCGCGCTCTTGGATTGTACTAATGACTTCACTAAACAGTTTCTCAGTTGTTGTCGGCATTTGTCTTACTATCAATCATTCGTCTGTGCATATCCCAGCCATCTTTACGGCCGCGCCAGTAATGAGCTTGTTTTGCATTTTCAAACATTCCATAGGTAACAATGATCGTAACCATTGATGCTACCCACCATAACCCCGCTTCTTTTAAGCTCATTTTGTAGCCCATTCTCTTAATTGTTTAGGTAATACAACAGGATCTCTGTCATCAATTACTGTATAGATTGCTCCTGACGGATGAATTGATGGTGGAGCAGCCACATAGCCTTTCCATTTGATGTCAATTCCGGTTTCAAGTTTGCCGGCAAAAACATCAGATGGATTTGCTTTATAATAAAGATGATAACCATCGCCTGTTTTTACAGTATATGTAGGAGCAAATCGCTCATCTATGTTGCCGCCATTACGAAAATCAATATCGAAAACAACTAAACCTGATTGGTAACAGGCTATTCCTGTATTGATTTCTTCATCATAATCAAACCAAAAGTTGATTAGATCTTGATCGGTTGTAGCTGATAGATAGCCTCTTTGAGCCAAATCAAAATGCGGCTCTTTTTTACTTGGCAATAATGGCAATACTGCCCATCCTCGCTTTGCATAATCTAAAGCTATATTTCTATTGCTTAGATCCAGTTTCATGTTAGCCCTTATCTATCCACACGCCTTGTGCAGATACATAAAGTATGACCTAAAGCAATGACCTTTGGTAAATTACTTTTGGCGTGTCTTATAACGATTAGATAACATTAAGAGCCTCAAACGCATCGATATGATCATCAATCGTACGATCCCTATAGTCGGTTTCAAGCCCCATAAACCTTACCCTCAAATATAAAACTACCATCTGCATTGATCGGAATGGTTATTACCTGGACTTTACGATCTTTAACATAAGCTACAGCAAAACCAGTTTGCCAATTCGCATAGCCTCTAGTGTATGCCATACCTGAACTGCTCAAATCTACCAAATTGCCAACCTCTACGCCCCACACAGTACGGCCTAATTGACCTCTAGAAGCCTCTGTAAAGGCCGATTGACCCAATCTATGGGTATGCCCACATATAACGCTCTTACCAAGCCTTCTAGCCCCATTTAAGGCTGTTTGTCCAGGTACTTGACTCAATGGAAAAGCATCACCATGCACAGCTGTCCAGCCCGGAGCCCAATCTAATCCGTAAGGATGAAATTTAATCTGTAGCTTGTCATATCCTAAAAATTTTTCATATTGCATTTCAGGCAAATTTAAGAAGCTAGGAAGTCTTTTCTTAATTGATCGATAAAGTCTAATCCCATGATTGCTACCGAGCACATCTGTTACTCCCAGGTAACTTAATACTTCCTGAGTTAGCACTCGATCTTCGTGAATGTTTCCAACCATTTCATCAATCGTACCTGCATTAAAACCCCCTAATTGGGGCAGGTCGATCTCATCACCAATACAAATAGTTCGGTGGGGTTTCCATTTAGCCAGGAATCGGCCTACGGACTTGGTTGCCCGCTCGTTAAAAAATGGGACTTGAAGATCACTTATAAAAGCGATTTTTTTAATTATTCTTCCTCATCGTCAGTTGGATCTATGGAAGGAATAATTCCGCCATCGCCTACGATCCAATCAGGGAAAGTCTTATGCTCGGTCATTAACCAGAAGGCGTGTTCAGGTGTAAATCCTGCTTTTCGAGCTGCTTTATAACATTCATGCAAAGCCGTGTAGTGTTGATCTAACTTACTTAACGGCTCAGGAGAATGGCGAACGATACGCCTGTTGATCTTTTTGCGTTTAGGAGACTTGCGTGTGTTCGCCATAATTAAAATTATGACTTGCTGATTAGAATAAATAGATCATCGACACGCTTTTCCAATCGATTTATTTGATCCTTCATTGATGAACCTGAATTGGGTTTTAACTCAGATAAATAAGATTTAATAACCCAGCGTAGAGCCATAAAGAAACTGGTGATTAGGGTGCTTATGCCAACGGCAATAGCGACCCATGATTCGACAGACATTACTCAGCATTGATACCTAGATCACTATCTTTAGGATCTAAGGCTTTGATTAGGGGAGCAACCAATGCTCCAAGAAGGACAGAGTATTCCGGCTTAATGTTGCCCGCAATAGCAAGTGCAACTGTAAGTCCAGATGCTGCTACAGCTCTCAAATATGATTTAAGTGCTGCTTGTGATTTCTTTGATAATTTCATATTTTTCCCCCTATAAGTGGAATTTGAAAGTAGGTACTATCTTGATCGCCCAGTTTGCTAAAGCTGATGTGTATGTGGTGATCGTGCATGTTAATACCTTTGTAATCACGCCATGCCCATCCAGCTTTAGGACTTGCTATTTTACCTTTGTGAATTATGTAAGAAATGCGTTTATCGGTTTCTGCATGATCCCTGAGCTGGTCAGCAAGATACAACGAGAGCCCTTTTTGTGTACCCAGGTCAGAATCAATATCAATGGCTCGTACACATCCGGTGCTGTCTGGATTGTGATCAGAGATTCTCGAGGCATGCTTACTATCACCCACCCATCCATCACTTTTACGATCCCGATCCGGGAACCAATCATCTATCTGCTCCCTCAGCTGTACGCCAGCCTTGCATAACCAAGGTTTCAATTGACTGTTGCCATTACCATCATGGTTGCAGTACCGGATGAGACAATGCCATAAAGAGCTTCATTATCAGATAATTGTAATGATAATTTGTCGCCATTATCCATTCGGTATCCAGTAGATGTGGTTACATCTGAATTGCCAATATAAATAATGCCAGATGAAGAATGAAGATAAACCAATTGATCTGCTCTATTAGCCGTAACCAATAAAGTAGGTGAAGTAGTTACTGTCTTTTGAGATGTATTAGGCAAGTAATAACTCCGCTTCGGCTTCCGTAATTCCTAATTTCTTTAATAAAGCAGCCTTAGCAATTGCATTTGCTTCAACTTCGGATTTAGCAATTGCATTTGCTGCCTGATCTGCTTCATATTTAGCAAATTCTTCGTCATTCATTTCCCGATCAATAATTTCATTTGTTTGAGAATTGTGGATTCTTATTATTGGACGAATTGATGTTTTAGCCATATTAGTTTACTCCGTAAAGTAGGACTGTGCCTGTTGATAAATTGCCACCATCATTTGCAAAAACTAAAGATGTGATAGCAGTATTTGCAAAATAACCACCCGCTGCCCAAGCCTGTAATGCTCCGCTATTGTATAAGCCATAACTTGTCATAGGTTTATATGCAGAAGCACTAGCATAATTATCTATAGTAAATGTCCAAGCATTGTTGGCATCTGTTCTAGTAACAAGTCCTGTTGAGTTAGCCATTAGAAAAAAAACATTTGCAGTTACACCGGCAACCGCACTAGCTGTATATCTGACTTGAATATGCTCAGTAGTGCTTCCATTACATCTTAAAGCAAATGAACCATTGGCAGTTGCATTTGTTACACCATAAATAACGCCATAAAGTCGTTTGTAAGTTTGATCAATTGATGAAATTGTAGTTGTAGCACCTGACAAGGATGTAGTAGATAATAAGGTCATACCACCGCTAGCGGCTTGAACAAAATCAAAAAAGATAGATGCACTTGTAGAAGTAAAGTAAAGGTTTCCACCTTCCCATTGGGTTAATGCTAAAGATCCAGCTGTCGTAACTGTTGCAGTACCGGCAGTAATTGTGCAAGTACCAGCGCCAATGTTTTGGATTTGAACAGAATCACCAGCAGCAAACAAAGCAGTATTAACTGTGATGGTTGTAGATGATGCGCTATTCATTTGTATCACAGTTCCGGCATCGGCAGCTGTTAATACATAAGAAGCGGTTTTTATGTTAGGTGATCCACCACCCATAGCAGTCTGTTGTAAATCGGTCATTTGTGCAGCTGTTAGCACTTGACCTGTCGTGAATGTCTGTTTTGCCATTTTGCTCCTTAGTAGCTTAGTGTGTTAGTTCCTAGAACCCCATACAAGCTAGAATTCAATATGAATCCATCTATTATAGGCTCTAATGTCGTAAATGTCGCTTTCCATGAATTAGTAGTTATTTGGTGTTGAGCTCCAAAAACTTGAAGATTTTTAGTAATAGTTGAAGTTCCGGTACCGGTACCGGGCTGGGTAGTAGTAATGCTGACTGGATCAAAATAATCAAGGTCTAGAGCAGCTATTGTGCCAGCGGTATAGTTATTTGTGTATAAATCAAGGGTAATGGCATCACAACGGATTGTCGTTTCAGCCCTACTTGCTACATAAGCCAAAGCGTAATTTAAGGCTTCAGATGTAGTTTGCATTAAAAGGTTGCTTTGTGTGTATGAATGCACAAAATACTTAGCAATTGATGCAGAACTTATAGCTGTTTGAGCAGCTAACCCAGTAGCTGTAATGGCTGCTTGGTTGACTATTTGAGCATCATCAAGAAGCCACATAGCATTAAAATAGGAAATGTCTGTGCCGTTATCATTAAAATATATTGGTGTGTTGGCTGGGGTTGAGGCACAATAATTGCGATTTTTAAAAGTGGCTATTCCATTTGGATCAATATAAAAAGCACCATATTCAGTAATTTGAGCAGTTTGTATAGCGGTTAAAGCACTTCTTTGGGTTCCCGGATCTACTTGACATGTGGTTTGACCTGTTTGTATAGATCTTAATCCTGTTGGCCAACCAACTTGATCCAGTATTCTACTAATTCTTGTGCCGGTATCTTCTCCGGCTACCGCACCAGTTACCGTAGTAATCAAAGCATTTGAAAGTAATCTCATGCCATCAATAGCGGTAATTGTGGTATAAACCACATCTCCTACAAATTTAGGTGTAACTGTGTTATATCCAGTTATGTAACCTGAAAAAATTGGATAAGTTGTTCCAGCGTAAGTAGCACTAATTTGGACTTTACGCATTGGCGTTAAAAGGTTGTAATAAGGACTAGATGTATTTTGTGGATTAAAATCACCATTTTGATCAACAATTTTCATATTTAAAGTGCCTGCTTGGAATTGATCAGCAGAAGCATTACGACCTCTTTGAGTTGTAAGTGAATCTAATTGATTAGATACATCAACAATTACCGATCCAGCATTTGCTAAAATGTTTGTTCCTAAAATGCCCGATCCAAGTATAAGTGGATTACCAAACGATGCACCGGTAGAAAAATCAATTATGGCTTTAACTGATGGGATTGCCATTAAGGATTAAACCCATAACCGCCAGGGGCTAATGAGTAACCGCCTTTTTGTAAGTCAATGTATGTTTGTTGAATTACTTTTTGCAAGTTAGAAGGATCGACCAAGTTAGATGCATCGACATTAACTGTAATTGTTTGTCCAGAAGCTCGTTGAGCTGCTAATTGTTGTTGGAAGTAATCAACACCAGCAGCTGTATATCTAGCACTTGAAGCACTATTTTGAACTGAAAATCCCTGAGCCATTAAATTAGCTTGTGCCTGTTGAGCAGCAGCGTTAGGTGATACTCCAGTTAAAACATCTTTAGTTAAAAGAGGACTTATTTGATCATTGGCAATTGCTTGACCAAGAACAGATGTTGGGCTTGGTAAATAAAGTTTTATTTTTTTAGCTGCTTCGGCAACTTTATCCATGGCCTCTGTCAAGCCAGCCATTAAATCAATTAAATCTTTAATGTACTGTGGCCAATCTTCAAATGGATTTAAGGCTTTAGGAAGTGTTGCAATAGTTTTAGCTAGATCTGTGCTGTATAATTGAGATACTAATAATTGTTGACTAAGCAGGTTTGCTGCTGTGGCATTTTTGGTTAATAATGCTAATTGAAGATCAAGTCTTAATCTTTCTTGATCTGTGATTTTACCTTGCAATGCAGCATAAATTTGAGCCTGATCTACATCTAAAACTGTGCCGGATTTATCTAATACCTTTGCAGCATCAGCCAATTGTTTAGCAGAATCTACAGCTGATTTTTGTGCCGCTGTCTGTGCTTTTAACCTTTTTTGATAAGCATCGTTAATTTTGTTTTGTGCAATTCTTTGTTTGTCAGCAGATTCATAAGTCTTAGTATTGCTTTTCCATATTTCGTTTTGAATTGCTAAGCGTGTTTCATCAACACCAAGAAGGTAACTCCAACCTTTAATCGTTGCATTTAAAGTTGAATTAACAAAACCAAGTCCTAATTTATTTAGGAAATTACCGGTAGATAGTTGAGCTAATTTAATAAGAATTGCATCAATTGTATAACCAAAGTTTTCCATGGCAGTTGTTGCTCCACCAATACCACGGTTACCTGTAGCTTCTTCAAAAGCCATAACCAAGCCTTGACCTACGGTTACTTTCAAATTATCAAATGCTACATTAAGAATGTCTATTTTACCTGCATAAGTTTCCGCATATGCAGCAGCCTGACCACCTTGCAAAACTGCTAATTGTTTAGTAATTTTTTCCATGTCTTTAGTGCCAAGAATGGCAGTATCAAGACCGGCATTTAAATTTGCTAGACCTTTAGTTTGTCCTCGGTATCCAGCACTCAAAGCATCAATTACTTCAGTTAGGTTTTTTCCTGTGCCTTTTGATACATCTATTGCTAAAGCAAGATCTTTTTGAGCCTGAGTTGCATCTCCAGTTGAAGAGTAAAGTTGAGTGAAAGCGTTGGTTAAATCATTATCTGCAACGCCTGTAGCAAGAGATAACCGTTTAATTCCTGCTATAGCATCTGGAAATGCCATCAAAGAACCGGTATTTTTAAGAGTTACATTTAATGCTTTAGCACTTGCCTCAGTTTCTGTAAAAGCCTTAACTGAATTTTGGCCAAATGCAATTATTTTATGAACTGCAAAAGCAGCAGCAAAAGTTTTACCAACTTTTTGTACGGTTTTATCAAATTGTGATAAATGTTTTTGGCCTTTAGTAAGAGCCTTGCCATCAAATTCGCTGACAACATTAACAAAGATGTTTTCCATTTTGGCCATTATGGTTTAGCCAATCTATTAAATTCCATGATTGCAGAATTGATTGAGTTGATTACGGCAGGAATAACCTTGCCATTCTGTTTAGCCCATGCTCGATAAATCAATCTTCCTTTGAATTTACCATCTCCTACTAGTTGTCCACCCATTGAGTTAATAAATCTTAATCCTGCTTGTGGGTTGTCTGAGTGAGAATAACTGCCGCCACCCTTACCTTTTGCGCCTACCCATGGTTGACCTGCTGGATTTTTACGACCAGCCGTTTCATAGATTGCGCCAGCAGGTGTTGTATTTACAATTCTGTATGAGGATCTAAATCCTTTATCGTTAGCTTTTGTGCGACCCCTACGATAAACAATACCTTTTTTAACAGTTCCGGCATCAAAACCTCTATCGGTATCAGCCCAAATACCGGTTTGATTTTGCCATTTAGATAAAACCTTGAACGGCACATAATCGCGAGCTTCATTACGGACAGGCAACATGACCGCACTTATGTTAGCGTTCATTCTCTGGTAAAGACCAGGCGTAAATTTACGCATGGCTTTTTGAGTATTAGCGAGGCCTTTTAGCTCGACCGGCATTTCTTATCGCCTCATTTCGATCTTTTAAGACTTGAATGATGTTATAAAACATATCCGAATCTAAGTCTGTTAAATACTGAGGGGCGATACCTGTTTCGACTGCCAAGGCGGCAATCGTGTAGGTCATCGAACCTCTATCTAAAAATTTGCTTCGTCATCCAATACTTCGACCTTAGATAGTGTTTCCACAAATGCAAGGCCAAAAGTTGGAACAGTTACATCAGCTCTCCGTAAGCATTCCCAAGCAAGCCAATAAATGTCTGACTGCCTTTCCTGCTCACGGAAAGTCTTATGTATTCCTGATTTAAAATGTAATTCAAAGGCCATCTCGATCGCTGGGGTTATCGAATGATCCGATACCTCTCCAGTAGCCCTTGTGATTCGAAGTTTAGCCATTTGTATTACTCCTTAGAATGATCCTGTTGTAGTTTGTACAACTGTTGAGTTACATGTGAAAGTTTGGCTGGAGTTTGAAATATCTCCAACTGCGCCATTCAATGGTGTCAAGTTGTTAACAAGAATGCTAACAGTATAAAGAGGATTTGTCGCTG